AGTTGGAACGTTTTTTACTGATATATTTAAACAAGGTTGGGAGAATATTAAAAGTAATTTTAGTGCAGTTGGTGAGTTTTTCAGCGGGATTTGGGATACGATAAAAGAAAAGTTTAGTGCAGTTGGAACGTTTTTTACTGATATATTTAAACAAGGTTGGGAGAATATTAAAAGTAATTTTAGTGCAGTTGGTGAGTTTTTCAGCGGGATTTGGGATACGATAAAAGAAAAGTTTTCAAGTATTGGTACATCAATTGGGGATACAGTAAGCGGAGCCTTTAAAAAGGTTGTTAATTCTATCATTGGATTTGCAGAACGTAAGATTAATAGTTTTATTAGAGCAATTAATAGAGGGATAACGTTAATAAACAAAATACCGGGCGTTAATATTAGTAAACTTACTCAATTAAGTATACCAAGACTAGCAGAAGGCGGTATCATAAACGCAGCAACATTACTTGAAGCAGGCGAAAAAGGGAAAGAAGCTGTATTGCCATTAGAAAACAACACAGGATGGATGGATACATTAGCGGTTAAGATTAATGCAATGAAACCTATTAATAATTCTGCTATCAATGACAGTAGGGCTATGGCGAACGGACAAAGAATGTTATCAGGCAACATTACTATTAATTTCAACAATCCATTAACGGATCATAGTGTAGGCGATTATGTTGGTAAACAAATTGTAACCGCATTAAGAGCGCAGGGGATAACATAATGGCTGAACGAATAATGACCGTGAACGGTACTGAAGTTTATATCAGTAAAAATTGGAAAGTTAGCGATAGATTGAACGCTAGATCTACAATGTCATTCACAATAACTGATATTAAAACATTAACTAGCGTTGCAAAAGGTATGAGCGTATCGTTTGTTAAAAGTTCTGATAAATTATTTGTCGGATTTGTAGATACGGTTTATATGACTGAAATTGAACATGATAGAATTTATTATGTAGTAACAGCGGTTGATAATTCATCGATTGCAGATAGAAGGTTGATAAACGAAAACGTATCAAGTCAGACAGCGGGTTGGATAGTAACTAATAAGATATATCCGATATTAGCTGAAGAAAGCGTAACGTTAGGTACAGTGGCGGCAGGTGCTACCATAACAAAAGCTAATTTCAATCAATATACTTGCGCTCAAGCGTTAGATTTGTTAAGTGGATTAACAGGGTTTGCATGGTGTATTGATAAAGATAAAGCGTTACAATTCTTTGCTAGAGATAACGAAAGCGCTAGCAGAATATTAAAAAAAAGAGAGATAGTATACGCATATTTACCGGGTAGCGGTACCATTAGCTATTATACTGGTGTTAGACACGCTAACTTTACTGTACAAGAAAACAATCAAGCGTATAGGAACATGCAATATATCCGAGCCGGGCGAGGTGAAACCACAGCGCAATCTGATGAAGTACCAACACCAGCACCAGATGGGAAATCACGAAACTTTATTAGCAGATATCCACTTGCTAAAGAACCCGTTATTGAAGCCGATATAGGTGCTGGGTATGTAACGCAGACAATCGGATTAAGTGGATTAACAAGCGGTAAACAATTTTATTGGAATTATGGTTCAAACGTAGTAACACAAGATGATAGTGAAGTAGTATTAGCGGCAGCCGATGATATTAAAATTAGTTATACGGGGTTATATGACATCATAACCGTTACGCAAGATTCACCGGGTATAGCGGACCGGTTAGCGGTTGAAGGTGGCACGGGTAAATATGAGCAATTAACACGCAACACCGATATTAATAATAGTACACAAGCCGAAGAATATTCACAAGGGTTATTGGACATATACGGTAGAATTAACCAAGTTGTAACGTTCACCGTATACGAAAACACATATACAGCAGGGCAATTAATGCGAGTTCAGAAACCGTTGTTTGGTATTAACAATGTATCTTATTTAATTAGTTCTGTTAACATAGCATACGAAACTGCTGATACTGAAACTTATAGTATATCAGCATTAGACGGTCAAGATTTCGGTGGGTGGGAAGAAATGTTTAAACGATTGGTTGATGGGAATAAAAAAATAAACATTAACGAAAACGAAGTCGTTATTAAGATTAATAATATTAACGAAACTGAAACAGCAGATGGTATTGTTCGGATAGGTCAGACTTTATCGGGGTTATTCCCGAGTGCAACGTTATATCCAAGTGATACGCAATATCCTGATGATACATATACAGGGGGTGAGGTAGTTTATGACTAGCAAACATTTAGGGAAATGGGAAATACAATTTTTAGATGATAATAAAAATATTATTAACATTGAAAATAAAGAAAATCAAATTACAGATTTAGGATTGAACGCATGGGCTAATGCGTTGGTAGGTACAGCTACCAATTTAGAAATTAAATATTTAGCGTTAGGTACAAACGCATCTGCAATTGATGATACTGATACACAATTAGGAACAGAAACGTTTAGAACCGCTGATATAGCGTTAGCGAAAGTATCAATCGGTCAAACGCAAAGCGAATTTTCAATAACCGATAGTGAAGCGTTAGCAGCGATTAAAGAAATGGGCGTGTTCTGCGGTTCAGCAGCTACCACAACGGTTGATACTGGTATTATGTTATCTAGGATATTATGGACTTCAGATCGAACTAGCACAACCAGCCCAGCAACTGCGGTTAGGTTTATCCGTAGAGATATATTCGAAAGGAAGTAGATTATTATGGCATTAGGAGATTATACAAGAGTTACATATGCTAATGGCGTAGCACCAGCGATAAACGATATTAATTTGAATAATAACGAAGCTAAAACATTAGAATTAGATACTTATACGATTTATCAAGAAACGGTTAGTCGTACCATCTATGTAGCAACCACAGGGAGTGATACAACTGGTACTGGACTAGTCGGAGCGCCATATGCAACTATTCAAAAAGCACTTGATATGACAGCTAAATATATCGGGGAAGCAATAGTCGTAGATATTGAGGTTGCAGCTGGAACGTATGTTGGTTTTGTTATGTATGGATTTATAGGTGCTGGTACTATTAGAATAAACGAAAGTGATAATGCGGTAACTATTAGTTCAATTGCACAGATATTAAAATGTACTTGTTCAGTTTATTTGTCTACACTTACATCCACTGTATCGGGTGCTTCGAGCTTTGAAGTTATTGGTAATTGTTCGGTTAGGATTACAGATTGTATATCAATCACCAGTTCGGCTTATTTTGGGATAGTAGCTTCAAGTGGTGCGTATATCAGAGCAGCAGGTTGTACAATATCAGATAGAGCAATAGGGATTTATGCGTTAGAAGGTTCGCGTATATTAAGCGATACTAACGGTGGTACGGGGAACACAGTTGGATTACGGGCATCGAGTGCATCAATAATAGGTAAAGATAGCACTCAACCAGCAGGAACAACAGCAGAAACCGAAACTACAGGCGGGCAAATATTACCGTAATGTTTAAAGGAGTATACCAATGATCGACAGTATAATAGATGGATTATTAGGATTATTAATAGTTTATATCGGAATAAGTATTAAAAAACGTGATAAAAAAATTAATATAAGAGCGAATTTATATCGTAAAGAAAAACGAGCCAGCAACAAACAACAACGGTATCTAGCTGAAGGGTTTATCTTACAATGTAAGATTGTTAGGGGCGAAAAGACTAACGGTGATTTGAATGATTTGATTAAAAAAGTAGATGAAACTAATTGCGAACTTGAAATAATAAACAATGATATGTTAGATGAATATATCAAGAACGGTAACTAAATTATAAGGGGGGCGATGGAATGCCAGCAGAAAATAATATATCTGTATATCAAGGAGCAACGTTTGACGAAACTTATAAGTTTTACGAATCAGACGGAACGACAGAAGAAGATATGTCAGCATATACGCCAAAATGTCAGATTCGAGATAAGGCTGATAATATACTTTTTACAATTACTAGTACAACCACGCCGAGTAGTTTAACCATATCAACGTATCAGGTAAATTTTATAATAGGTGCATCAGATACAAAAGATTTTGTTGATGGTACTACATATTATTATGATATTGATTTCAGAGAAACGGGGAGTGATCCGCCTGTTATTAGAACTGAATTAAATGGAACAATAGCGATTGGCAAACAAAAGACTAAATGGGATGATGTATAAAAAAGAGGTGAGGTTATGTCGGTAATAAAGATTACCAAAGATACAACAATCGTTAAAGTTACTAAAGGTACAACGATTATAAAAATTCTGCAAGGTGCTAGAGGATTTGGGGTTGCATCAGGCGGTACAACAGGGCAAACGTTAGTTAAAACTTCCGATACTGATTACGCTACTAGTTGGAGTACAGCCGCAAGCGGTAGTACATCTAAGATCGAAACATTAACGTTAGATGCTACTGATATAACTAATAAATATAAGGATTTAGCTGAAACACCATTAGTACCAACAACGGTTAACGTGTTTCCTAGTGGTGGTATCAGACAACGATATACGATAGATTTTACGGTTATAACAAATGGCGCAAATGTTTTACGATTGAATTGGTCGGGGTTATTATTAGAAAGTATATTTGCTGAAAATGATATAATAGTCGTAACATATACATATTAAAATAAAGGAGTGAAAAGAAAATGTCAAAACTACAAACTAAGTATATTGCAGATAATGCGGTTACAATTGCTAAGATGCAACAAGTTGCAACAGACACGTTTTTAGGTCGTGATACAGCATCGACAGGGAACGTTGAAGTATTAACAAAAACCGCAGCATTAGGTATACTAAACGTATCTGATGGCGCAGATGTAACGGATGCCGCTAACGTAAATACAGCAGGCGCAGTTATGGAAACCGATTATGGTGCGTTAACCATGATGGTAGCGACTTCATCAGAAACACCGGTTGCAAGTGTATCGTCTACAGTTCGAGCGTTCTTGAACGTTGAAGATGGTGCTGATGTTACCGATGCTACTAATGTTAATACTGCCGGAGCGGTAATGGAAACCGATTATAACGCTGAAACTATGATGTTATCAACATCTGATAATGCACCATTACCAGTTAATGCAGCTGCTGTTAGATCGTTCTTGAACGTAGCAGACGGAGCAAGTGCGGGCGGTGGTACTAAAATTGTAGAATTAATTACAATGAACAGTACTGATATTAGTAATAAATATCGTGATTTATCGCAGATACCGAGCGAACCAACAGCAGTTGAAATTATACCAGCAGGCGGAATACCGCAATTTTATGGTGATGATTTTACTGTTATAACTGATGGTGCAGATATAAAACGATTTAATTGGAATGGACTTGGGTTAGATGGATTACTAGAAGCAGCCGATAAAGTAATGGCTAGTTACATTTATTCAACTTAATTAATGGCTATAAAAAGGTAACGACAAACCTGAAAACTACCTTGAAAGGATAGAAATAAAAATGAGTAAAATTAATACTAAACACTTTGCGGATGATTCCGTAACTTTTGCTAAGATGGCAAATGATATAGTCGTGGCACCACCAACAACAGCTTTATCAACTTCACCAAATACAGGACAACTTGAATACAATACGGTTACTGATAAACTAAACGCATGGAGCGGTTCGGAGTGGTTGGAACAATGAGTAAAATTAATACTAAACATATAGCTGATGATGCGGTAACTTTCGTTAAGATGGCGAATGATATTGTCGTGGCACCACCTTCAACAACTGCACCAACTTCACCAGCACCAACGGTAGGACAATTGTATTATAATACGGTTGATGAGTTGTTATATTCTTATGATGGTGCGGCTTGGAACGCTGGGGGCGGTGGTGGCGATAGCGTTATTACTTGGACTAATTATAAACCAGCCATAATGATGAATAGGTCAATACCAGAAATAGCAACCGATGATGATTACAAGGCGACTTCACAGAATACGTTTGGAGATAGAATTGAACGTGGTGCAATGGCTATCAAAGATAATTTAATGTATATCATAGGCGGAACAGGAGCGGCGGGGGCAACTCAAAATACTATGACATCGTATGATTTAATGACAGAAACAAAAACTGTATTAGCAACTATGACGGTTGGGGTAAAAGCCAATAGAGCGGTTGTGTGGGGTGATAACATATATTGTTTCGGTGGTGATACTGGGAGTGGTTATACAGACGCAGTTCAGATTTATTCAATATCGGGTAATAGTTGGAGTGCGGGAACAGTTATGCCCGCCAATAGAGCGTATCATGCGGTTTGTGTATTGAATGGAATTGTATATTTATCGGGTGGTTATAGTTCGGGTTCGACATCGTCTAAAACCTTTTATTCTTATAATATTGATGGCGATAGTTGGGATGCAACACTAGCTGATATGCCTGGCAATAAATTCATACATGATATGGTTGCTCATAAAGGTATTGTATATGCAGTTGGTGGTAGAAGTTCGGGAGCAACTGAAAGTACAGGATTATATTCTTTCACTATAAGTACAGAAACTTGGAGTTCAGCACTATCAAGTTTGAATTATAGTTCAAGTGCTAATTGCTGTGGTGTATATGGAAATCATATTATAGCGGCTATGAATTATTCCGATGCGGGATATATTCAAGTTTATAATATTGCAACTGATACGTGGTATCGACCTACTATAAACGGATTATATGATGTTAGTATTCATGCACAATGTTATGTGTATCATGGAATATTACATATATTTGGTGGTGCTAGTTCGCATGATGGCTTATGTAAAATACCGATTGATGATTTATTTTATTTAGGTACATATGACGCGGGAAATGTAATTGCATTAGATGTTGATTATTGGTTGAATGATATTTTCATTGAAGCTGATACAACAACCACATTAACGGAAGAGGGTGTTTTAATAGTAACAGCATTTACATCAGATGGAATTAGCGGCACTATAACACTGAGTAGTACATAAAATATATAACGGAAGGAAGTTATAAAATGATGGAACAAAATAGGTTTGTTTCGTGAACCCTATAGACATTTATGCCAATATGTGATATAATATACATGAGGTGATATATTATGACAACAAATCATATTGGTGAAACTATAATAAATAGACAGGGGTTAACCTTCACAATAACGGAAAAGACAACCATAAAAGTAGACACACATTATCTATATAAGGTACATATAAGAGAAACTAACAGATATATTAACTGCCTATATGGCAGATTTAAATTAAAACAAGTTAGGGATAAATATGTGCCAGAAGTATTTGGTGTTGGGTATAATTCAGGCAAAAAATGTTCAGACCAGAAACTATATAGAATGTGGTATGAAATGTTAAGGAGGTGCTATGACGAAAGGAATAAAAGCTATCATGTATACGGTGGAAAAGGTGTTACTGTTTGTTCTGATTGGCACGACTACTCAAAATTTGAAACTGACATCAAACAATTAGAAGGGTTTGAGTTATGGCAAAACTCAGATAAAAAATATTGTATAGATAAAGATATAAAGGGTAGCGGTTTATTATATAATAAAGATAATTGTATGTTTGTAACCTATAAACAACAAATGCAAGCACAGAAAAAAACAAAAAAAGTTATCGCTACTTTCCCTGATGGACATACTAGATTGTATAATTCAATTAATGATTGTGCTGAACAAACAAAAGTTGACTGTTCTACTATATGCAAAATTTTAAAAGGTAAGTATTATAAAGACCATGTTAAAAATATTAAATTTAAGGAGTGTATAACATGACACAACAAAGATGGAAGTCGCCAGTAATATATATAGCAATAGTATCACAAATAATCGCTATTTTATTGGCATCAGGAACCATAGCACCAGACCTAGCAGAAACAATCAAGGTAACTATAACGTCAGTATTGCAAATATTAGTATTGCTGGGTATCTTAAATAACCCAGTTAGTAAATCAACGTATTAGGGGGTGATCCAAAGTGTCTATAGAATATAACCCATTAGTGGGCGAACTACAAGAAGAACTGAATCGAAGGGGTGAAAGTTTAGTAGTAGACGGTAAGTATGGCGATAATACACATACAGCTAATTTGGATAAACTACAACCAATAGAAAGTAAAGAACCTGAAACAGAACATTTCAAGTTGTATGAATTTGATTGTAATGATGGCACTAAAGTGCCTGAAAACCTTTATCCAAGAATACAACAATTAATGAATACATTAGAGCAGGTCAGGTCAGCTATAGGTAACATACCAATCCACATCAGATCAGCTTATAGAACGGTAATATTTAACGCTAAAGTCGGAGGAGCAGCAGGATCACAACACATAGTAGGAACAGCAGTGGATATTTATGCAAGCGGTGTCAGCATAAAAACATTAACAGATATAACGGTTAAACTATTAGAACCGACTTATTATAAAACTAAGTTAATAGGTGATTTGGAACGGTTCAGTTTCGGATTGCGAGGATATACGAATTTGCATCTTGATATCGGGTTCTCAGAAGGTACAAGGTCAAGAGCAACTGTTTGGTATTACCACTAAATTTCGCACGACAAGGCAAAACTCCACTCTAGCAATAGGGTGGTTTTTTGTTGTACATTTATATAGTATAACAGCAACATATTCCATGTATTCGCAAGATATTACCTTGTTATATGCCATAGGTATGGTATAATATAGACAGAAGTTAAGGAAAGAAGGAAACACAAAATGTTAAAAAATTACGAATGGACAACAGAGGAAACAAAAACAAAAATAGAAATAGTAATAGAAACAATTACACAAGAAACAATAAGCTTAGACGGACATAAATTTGTAAAAGAACTAGACCACCCATTATATTATTTAAATGAACTAAAGATTAATGACAAAAAAGCAACTGGAGATATCTCATATGATACCAGCAAAATACATAATATATATAACAAAAATTTATCGGTATTAATACCAGCAAACATTAAACTAGACATTAAAAAAACAGAAAAACCAATAGTAACTATAAAAAATGAAAATGTTTACAACAATAATGTTTGCCCTAAATGCGGAACATATTGTTACGGAGATTGCGAAACAAATTAGAAAGGAGTAAACACAATGGCAGAACTAAACAAGAACATATACTATAGCATCCGAATATCACCTAGCGAGTTAGAACGCATAAAAAAAGCTGCTCGGGTTAGATACCCTAACATGGGCGATAAGCACGTTAGGAAAGCGGTGCGGTTGTTTGCGTTGGATTACGCAGACCAGATATTATTACATGAAAGTTTTATAGAAAGCGTTATAGAAAAGGGGAATAAATAAATGTTACACGCATTACGAGTATTCGGAACAATTGGAGCGGTTATAATAGTATCAGGGTTTCTGATATGGTGGATTGAACTGATACCAAGAGCTAACAAGGTTATAAAAGAGTTTGTTAAGGGGTGTAAGGTATGAAACTAAAAGATATTAAACTAAACACGATAGATTTTAAAGGTAAGCCATACGTTGAAGTATCAGAAAGAATTAGAGCGTTTAGACAAGCCGAAGAATTTATTGGTTGGGGAATTGATAACGAGATAGTACAACTTGACGAACAAATATGTATAATAAAATCTAGCGTATTTGGTACAGATGGGAACATTAAAGCTACTGGTTTTGCTAGAGAAGTAAACGGATCGTCATTTATTAACAAGACTTCATTTGTTGAAAACTGCGATACATCAGCCACAGGCAGAGCGTTAGGAATGTTAGGTATAGGGGTTGACGGTGGCATAGCAAGTGCAGATGACGTTGCAAACGCTATCAAGCAACAGGAGACAGCAAAAGAGCAAGTCAAGAAAGCACAAGCCGAACAACCAGCAGAGGTTGTAATAACTAACAAAGCTACTGTAAAACTAGCCAGCGAGAAACAACTTAAAATGATGTTTGCAGTAATGGCTAAGTGCAACTATACAGGGGAACAACTAAAAGAAGAAATGTATACTATGTTTGATAAAGAACATTCAAAAGAACTAACTATCACACAAGCGAGTCAATTAATTAAGAAAATGGAGAATAATCCAAAATAAATAATAGGAGGAAATTATATGTCAATTAAAATCAACGCATTAGAGGTAGAGAATACTAAAAGAGTAAAAGCGGTAGTGTTAGAACCCACTAAAGACGGTTTAACCATTATTGGTGGTAAGAACGAGCAAGGTAAGACAAGTGTAATAGATGCTATTTGCTGGGCTTTAGGTGGTGATAAATTCAAGCCGACTGATCCGCAAAACAATCAATCAGAAAATAACCCATACATTAAAATAACGTTATCAAACGGTTTAATCGTAGAAAGATTAGGAAAAAACTCAACATTAAAAGTTAGTGATCCAAACGGTATGAAAGGTACACAAGGATTATTAAATTCTTTTATTGGACAACTTGCATTAGATTTACCGCAGTTTATGAACTCTAGTAATATTGAAAAGGCAAAAACTTTATTAAATGTTTTAGGGGTTAAAGATGAATTAGTAGAATTGAACAATGCAGAAAAAGAAACTTTTAATAATAGAACATTTGCTTCAAAAATAGTAAAAGATAAAAAAACATATTTAGAACAATTAATAAAACATGAAGATGTACCCAATGAATTAATATCTATAACTGATTTAATTCAAAAACAACAAGACGGAATTAAACAGAATGAAGAAAACAAAGTTAAATTAGACCAGCTTAAAGATTTAACGGAAGATCATGTAGACGTTTTAAATGAAATAGAAGATTGCGAAAAACAAATAAAAGCGTTACATGAAGAAATAACGGTAGCTAAAGAAAAAGCGGATCGAATTAACGAAAGTATAGGAAGGGGCAAAATAATAATTAATGAATTAAAGGAAGTTAATATAGTTGCAATAAATGAAGAAATTTCAAACGTAGAAACCGTTAATGTTAATATCCGCAAAAATCAAGCTTATAAAAAAGCTTCAAAAGAGGTAGAATCAACACAAGCTGAATATAAGAAATTAGATGATAAGATTAATGAAATCCGAATATCAAAGAAAAAGTTATTAGCTGGTGCAAAATTGCCATTAGAGGGCTTGACTATAGAAAATGGCGAGTTAGTATATCAGGGTGAGAAATGGGATTGCATGAGTTCTACAGGACAACTAAAAGTATCGGTTGCGATTGTTAGAGAATTATATCCTGATTGTGGATTCGTGTTAATGGATAAGCTAGAGCAGTTTGATAAAGAACAGTTATCTTTATTCGGCGATTGGTTGCAAGAGCAAGGATTACAAGTTATAGCAACAAGAGTTTCTAGCGATGATGAATGTAGCGTAATAATAGAAGATGGAAAGATTAAGGAGAGTGGAAATAATTAATATTATTAGTATCATAGGGAATCTAACGAGAGATCCCGAACAAAAGCAAGCCGGAACACATACAATAGCCACTTTCTCAATAGCGGTAAAGCGTAAGTTTGGGAAAGATCAAACAGATTTCATTAACTGTAAAGCATGGAATAAGACCGCAGAACTAGCAATGCAGTATCTTAAAAAGGGTGCTAAGGTAGGTATATGCGGTGAACTGAACATCAACCAATACGAGAAAGACGGACAGAAACGCAGTTACACAGAAATAAACGTTAATGAGATTGAGTTTTTGACACCTAAGAGCGAAACGCCTAAAGATGAAATGTCAGATACAAACGGGTTTACAGATTATTCGGAAGATTCAGGGGATGGACTTCCTTTCTGAAAGGGGTAATAAAAATGTTTTTGAAAGATAGACCGATACCAGACGAAGTTGATAACTTTGTCGAGAATGAAAGTTGCGAGTATTGCGGATGTAAACCAACCGATTTATATGTTTTAGAAAATCATTTCTGCAATGATTCATGTATGTTGGAATGGATAAAAGGAACAAGTTATTATGAGGTGAAAAATGATTGATTTATTAGTAGATAACCTATATCAAGATACTATAAAACTATTAGATGTAATGGATAATGAACGTGATTGTATTGAACATCTGAAATATAACGATAAATGCAGCCAAACAGATTGCAGGTTTAACGAACCAGACGATAACATTAACTGTAAGTTGGCGTTATTACAACGAGCAACTATATTATTAAAGTAGGAGGGGTAGTTATGAAAGTTAATAAATGCAAGTGTGGGGCAAACCCAAGATTTGAACTAAATAAAGCTAGGATGTTAAATAGTTATGTTATATGCGAAAGGTGTACTAGGTTTGAGACTGGTTATAATATAGACGAAGCTATCACAGCATGGAACGAAGCTAACCCACAGGAGGATAAGTAAATGAAACAAATTAATATCATCGAACATCTACCCACAGGATCACCGATTAGCCGGGGAGCGTTGGAGTATTTAACAGGATGTACAGACCGTCAGAACCGCAGATTAATACATACTGCAAGGGAGCAAGCTAATTGCCTAGAGGAATACCCGGTGTACGCCGCTTGTGGTGGTTATATGCTACCAGCTACCATTGAGCAACTAGATTACTTTCTAGCGTTAGAAAGCCACAGGATAAGTGCTGAGAGCAAACCGTTACACAATGGCTTGAAGATTAAACGGGGAATGCTAGAGGTTGCTTATGGATAGATTTAGATTTAGAGCATGGGATAAAGAACGCAAAGAAATGTTTAGGGTGCGTAGTTTAGAGTTTTTTGAATGGTGGGTTGATTGCACGCCTATAGAATTTAACAGAGAAGATGATTGTTTGGCTTATGGTGAGCGTAATTCTTTCCAAAATCAAGAAACAGATAGACATATACTAATGCAATGTACAGGATTAAAAGATAAGAACGATAAAGAAATATATGAAGGTGATTTAGTAAAGGTAAAAGGTGGATTAATAGCGGAAGTTGTATTTAATAATTATATGTATATGTTACACTGGACAAAGCCGAAGGGCGATTATTATCCGTTCGGGCAGATAGGCGTTGAAGTTGTAGGGCATATATACGAGGAGCAAGCCGATGACTAAGATTTGTAAAACGTGTGGCGATGAAAAACCTATAATTAATTTTAGGAAAGAACGGACTAACGCAGACGGTTATCAAAGCTTTTGTAAAAGGTGTCAAGATACTAAACAGTATGGGGTTAAGATATGTAAAGAATGTGGCGAGGAATTAACGGGTAACTTTTTCAGGGTGAAATATAAAGGCGGTTCAGAGCGTGGGGATATCTGCAAAGATTGTTTACAGTTAGTTGATAAACGATATTCAGAGTTTCGGAAAGACAGGGAACGACCTAAAGTAAGGTTGAAACCGATACCCGATAGACTTACCGATAAAAACAACTTATCTAATGATGATGAAGGCTTTCTGTCAAGTTTCGTAGCTGAACTGATACATTACAAAGACGTTAAAACCGCTATCTATGAGTATTGTAGGGTGACAGGCAAAGAATATGAAGCGGTTAAAAAGCGGTTATGTAACTTGCACAAACTCGGACACGTTAAAAGGGAACTTGCAGCTATAAAAGAATATCAGGAATCGCATATAGTAGGTAGTGTTAATAGTTTAGAAATGCGAATATATTACGATAGGGAGGGTTGAAATATGCCGGACAAACGTGGGAACCCAACTGAAACGGAAATTAGGAACTCAATTAAACAATATCTGCAATGGAATGGGTGGTTTACGATAACGCTGTATCAATCAGCACTAAGCTACAAGGGGATTGCAGACCTATACGCTATCAAAGACGGTGTGAATGTATGGCTAGAGGTTAAAAAGCCGACAGGCAAGCAGTCAGAGCATCAGAAACGATTTCAAGCTGATATTGAAAGTAAGCAAGGGTTTTACTTTGTGGTTAAGAGTATTGATGATGTTACGAGAGTTATGAAAGGGTTGGGAGTATGAAACTAATATGTACAATAATAGGGATATACAGAACTATTAAATCAGGGTTCAGGGTATCAGGGCATGATTATTACGAATATGAACATTCGATCAATAAGCAGGTACTAATATGTAAGCGGTGTGGTGATAGTAGCGTAGCATGGAAATATGAAACGGATTAGGGGGTAGATTATGAGAACTTATTTAATAGGCAGCATAACAATTATATTGGTGCTGGCAGTGTTTGGATTTGTAATAGTAGTATTTGGGAAATAAGGAGGATAAATAGATGTGGATTATGTCGCAGAATAAAGAGTGTTTAGTTGAGTTAAAAAAGAGAATTGACATTTTAACAAATAAAGACTATGTGCAAATAGTATGTCAAAGTACGATAATTGGAACTTACAAGACAGAAGAACGTTGTGTTGAGTTAATCAAAGACATTAATAAAGCTAGACAAACCCAAAAGCGGTTCAATCAAATGGGGTTGGTATTTGCTGATAGTAGTATGATAGATTATAGTGCGTTTGAAATGCCGGGGGAGTGATAAAAAGAATAGGGTTAATTTACCTATTTACTTGACTTTACATAAGATTAGTATATAATATAGGTAGGAGGTGATTTAATGAAGTATACAATAAAACAGATCGCTGTAATGTATGGAGTAACTACAATGGGTGTTAGGTATTGGATAGGTAAAGGGTTGCGGTATGATACTGAGAAGGTAATAGGAATTAAACCACGGATGGTATTAGATCCTAAAGATGTTGATGAGTTTTTGAAAGTAACTAAGAAAGGTGAATAATAATGGCTAACAGATACTCAAAAGTTAATTCTGCATTGTGGGGCAGTAGGCGGTTTAACGATTTAAAACAAGGGGATAAATTGGTTTATTTGTACATGATAACTTGCCCGCATTGTAATTCAGCAGGGTTATATAATTTAAAAGAAGGATATGCAGTTACCGATTTAAGTATTAGTAAGATAGACTATCGAAAGGCTATCGATAGACTATCGTTAAGCGAATTAATAGTCTATAATAGCGATAGTGAACTATTGTTTATCCGAAATTATGTAAAACACAACCCAATAACTAATCCTAAGCACGCAAAGGGTAGTGCAAAGATAGTTAAAGAATACCGAGAAACCGCATTGTATTGCCATTTCTATGATGAATTAATAGAAAGCGAAAGCCCGTATTTGATAGAGTTTGCAAAGCCTATTGATAGTCTATCGATAAGCTGCCCTACAGATACAGATACAGATACAGATACAGATACAGATAGTCCGAAGGCAGAGCCTCCGAACCTTTTTCCTAAAGATTCGAATTCTTATAAGGCAACTAAGTATTTTATAGATGAAATGTTAGAAGCTTTTCCTGATAGGGAAGTGCCAACGGATGAAGATAAGTTGCAAGGATGGATAGCACATATTGATAAGTTGTTTAGAATAAATAAAGCAGATAAGGAAGATTATAAAAATGTTATTAAACAGTTATTTGATCCAAGTGGTTGTTTATACTGGACAGCAGCAAACGTTCGGTCTACAGAAAAATTTAGGGCAAGATGGCAAGAGTTTAAGGATGCGATAATAGTTAATGAAAATAAACATAACAATCAACCAACCAACATCAAGGATGTTATGATTAATTTGTAGGAGGTAATATGAATACATCAACAAAGTTAGAAGATAATGAGTTTGCACAAAGAGCGTTATTGAAACAATTATTATATGATAACGAAATAATTACCGAAGTATCAACAAGTTTAAACGCTGATATGTTTACAGTTAAAGATTATAAAACTATTTATACAGCTATAATTAATATCAGGAAAAAAGGTATATTGATTGATTATGCTAGTTTAAATCAAGAGGTAGCTAACATATTAGAAATAGGTTTAGTTACTGCATCTCAACTAACTATTGATATAATGGCATATTTACCACCAGCACAAAATTATAAATATTACGAGAAACTAATAATTGATAATTATAACGCTAGTCATATTACGGATATTATGTTAGATATTAATAGTAAAATAAAAAGTAACTCTGACATTGATACTATTAAAAACGATATGATATTACAACTTAAAAACCTGAAAACCGATTATGACGAAGAAGAAAAAGATGAAGATACTTTTGAAAATGTGTTACATGAAGCGTTAGCTGATATGAAGAAATACATGAATGAAGAAGCTACGTTGACTAGTATACCTATTATTGACAAACATATGGGCGGATTGTTTAAAGGTGAATTAACTGTAATAGGCGGGAAGCCAAGCGATGGTAAGAGTGCGGTTGCGTTACAGATAGTAAAATGTTTAGCTGAACAAAGTGTACCGGTTTTAATATGTAACTTTGAAATGTCAAAGAGTCAAATTGGTATGAGATTTTTATCAATGGAAACTGAAATTAGCACACAAGAAATGAAAAAAGGTACAACGCAAACTAATTACGATAGAGCTAATAAAAAGGTTAGTGATATGTTAGGATTACCAATTCGTACAAAAACCAATATATCAACGTTAGTAGATTTACAACGAGAAATTAAGAAGTTTTTAAAATATTTCGGTGGGTATGGTGTAGTGATTATTGATTATCTGCAATTAGTTGAAAGTGGAATGAAAGCCGAAAATCGACAGAATGAAGTTGCTAAGATGAGCCGAGTTATTAAAAACATTACTAGAGAATTTAATATCCCGATATTATTATTATCGCAGTTAAAACGTGGATTGACAGGATCAGCTGAAGCCAGACCTAAGTTAAGCGATTTAAGAGAGTCGGGAGCGATTGAACAGGATGCTGATAACGTAATATTCTTATATACCGAAAGAGATGGTAAAGGTAGACATTATCTTAACAATAAAAAAGATATTCGTAAATATATGATAATTGCTAAACAACGTAATGGAGATTTAAAAGATATGGTTTGTTATTTCAACCCAAGAAGGCAGATATTTTATGAAGATAGCGAAACTTCACATGATGAATTTCAAGACACTAACGAAACGACACCATTTGATTAAAGATGAAATGAACGGATTCAAGAAATGAAATCAGCAGCTAATGTTGAAGATGATAAACCCGAGTTTAATAAATTTGAACAGCATGATATTTCACAGACGGACTTAGATGCTATGATTAAAAAGTTTGAAAATCCGACAAAATAAGAAAGGGGTGGAGTGATGAAAATTGAATTAGTAGGTAAGTTTAAAACTATACATAAATATAGTGGTGATATAACAAGAAACTATAAAACAGCAAGAATAAAAGATTTATTAAAGTTTTTAAAATCAGATAAACATAAGCATTGGTTAGAAAAAAATAAAAACAAACCAAGCTCTGTTAATCCTTCTATAACAAATGAATATGTGCATAACTTATTTTTAAGCGTGTTTTCTGAAAATGACATTAATGGTTGTGCAAGTTCTTTACCATTTAAAAACTTTAAAAAGGCATTTGGTAGACAAATTACATGGATACAAGAAGTTAGATGTTTTAGATGTTATAAACCATTTAAAGGTGTTAAAAAAAAGTTCAGTATATGTGATGAATGTACAATAGAAATCAAGGAGGAATAATGGATATATTAAGTTTAATAATAGGTATCGTAATAGGTGCTAATATCGGGCTTATAACTTTAGCACTTTTGAAAGGTTCAAAAAGGGGGTAACTGATGGAACTTAATAAATGTATTATATGTGGCGATATAGGTGAGATTGCGATATTTCATAATTATTGTAATTTTAAAGGTAAAAGTTATATAATTATCTGCAATGGTGGGTGCTATAATCATACTGATATTAAAAAAAAGAAACATAAAGTTATCACAGAATGGAATAAAGCAAACCAAAGGAGGGTGACTAATGGCTGAATTTCAAGAGGTTATGAAACAATTTGATAGATATTGCATAAGACTTAAAAAAGAAAATTATGAGCACAAAAAGTCGATAAAAGATATAGAAAAAGAGATAAGGTTTATGGTTAAGTATCCAGATTTATTTGAAAATTGGATCATGCAATGGGCTGCTGATAATCCCGAAAGCGAGGCAGAGCATGAATCTTAATAAATGCAAATGTGGTGCTGATTGCACGTTACGAAAAAGCAACATGAACGATTTCTGGGTTGCTCATTGTAGTAATTTTCATTGTTCGAATGATGGGTATTACTCGCATTATAGTAAACATGAAACCATTAGAGAATGGAATCAAAACAATCTGCCATTGGCAGTTGATAGTGAAAGGAGTTAAATATGAAAGATGGAGTTAGAGAACTTGACGAAATCGTAATAAACAGAGGAAAAGCTATGGATAAGAAAACGGAGTTACTGGGGTATATAAAAACCAATAAACAAATGAACAATCTATATGAAGCACAAGTGGCTGAACTTAATGAGGTTATAAGGGCAGTGGAAAACAACGATAACGAAAGCGAAAAAAGAAAGTTACTGGCTGATTTGGAAAAATATCTATTTGGGGTGAAACCATGAACATATTTAAAAAAGCAGTATCAGCGATGAAAACTGATATTAACAAACAGTTAGTGCAAGATACTAAACATAATTATATTAAAATACAGTTTGATCTAATTGATACTAAATGCGATTATGATAAAAAGATAAACGAGGTTGAAGCTGAACGCAGGAAATACGAACTAGCTAAAAAGGTTATGCAAGAGCCGAAAGGCTGAAAGGGGTGGAGTATGAAATATAAATGTGTTCAAGGGTTTAAAGTAGATAAATATGAAGATGATGTACTTTGTGAGGATATAATGTTTTACGTTGATAAAGGTAGTATATGGAAACTAACTGATAGTATACTATTAGTTAAAAGTGATATTAGACTAGAAAAAGAAGATGGTGAATGGTTGGAAACTACTATAGAAACACTAGAAAAACATTTTGTTGTATTAGATAAACAGTAACTATGAGTAAAACACGCATAGCCGAAAGGCTGAAAGGGGTTAGTATGATAGTAAAAATAATCGAAGTTAAAGATGTAAAAACCCAAGAACCAACACATCAAAGAATTATCGGGAATGAAAGAAAGTTGTTAATAATAGGAAACCATGTATATTTAGAATATATTGACGGATCGAATAAAAGAAGAAGAACCACACAACTACAAAAAATCATGATAGAAGATAACACTATTTATATCACAACTTGTAATAGTATATATAAACTAGAAATAATAAGATTATAGTAACTATGCGTAAGCTGAAAGGGGGTAAGACAATGAGTAATATATATGTAATAGATTATAGATATGGGGAAATGCGAGAATATAAAAAAGAAGATTACGACACCATATCACCAAGAGAATATGCGTTTGCTTATACATCTGATGATAGTGAAGTTTCTTATATGAATATTTATAAAGTTTATAAACATCATGATAAGAAAGCAAGTGGCAGAGTACATTGGCGTTTTTCATCGTTTGAGGTAGAACAAGCCAAAATCGATATGTGGCAAATAGAAGAATTATTTAAAAAACAATATGAAATAGACGGAACATTTTTAAATTTTATAAGAGCTGAAATATATATACCAAAGAAAAGATATAAGATGCACTTAAAGAGGTGTAAACCATGAGCATATTTATAACAGCAACTGAACGGAAACAACGGGTACAAAGTATCCAAGCATCGTTCAAACATATGAAATACGAGCATATTATTTATAAGTTTATTAAGTTCTGGTTATGCCCTAGCGTGGATGCGTACACAAAACCGTGTGATTGTGTGTGTGTGGATTGTAAATATAGGGAGGTTAGAAAATGACACCGATATGGATGGGATGTACCCAATGGGTTGCAATAGATAGAAATAAAACCAAAGAAGAAAGACAAGCGTTATTTGAAAAAACAAAAATAACCATGACCGCATATGTATTAGAGTTAGAAAAAGATAGAGAGTTTTTAGGGTTCACAAACTGGGATTATAGGTTATCTTGGAAACCCGATTTTTATAATGCGATATTAGTTAGATGTAACTATAATGTTAGGGAGGTTAGAAAATGACACCAGTAATAATAACAGCTATCATATGTGCAACATTAATAATAATAAGTTATAACAGTAAACATAGAAAGGGATAATATGAAAAATAAAACCGAGTTATACGCAATGATAATACCATCTACAATATTGTTTTTAATATTCTGTTATATCCCGATGAGCGGGTTAATATTAGCGTTTCGTAGATATGATATAGTAGGCGGGTTATACGGTACTTCATGGGTAGGTTTCAAGTATTTTATACAGTTTTTCAAGGATCCTTATTTCAGCCGGATAGTACGCAACACAATAGTTTTAAATGTTTATATGTTATTGATAGCGTTCCCTGCACCTATATTATTTGCGTTAATGTTGAACGAACTTCGACAACGGAAATTTAAACGGTTAGTACAATCTATTAGTTATGTACCGCATTTCCTATCTACTGTTATAGTAGTTGGTATTATGATAGAGATGTTAACTTCAAGGGGTGTAGTGAACCAAACGTTAACGAGGTTAGGGATGCCAGTACAGTTATTTTTTCAAGAATCAGGGTGGTTTAGATCGTTATATGTAGGTTCGTCAGTGTGGGAAGGTATGGGGTGGTCGAGCATTATTTATGTGGCAGCGTTAGCGGGTATTAATCCCGAACTATACGAACACGCTAGTATCGAAGGGGCTAATAGATTACAGATGATTAGATACATTACCGTACCGTGTTTAATGCCAACTATAGCGATATTGTTTATTTTAGCGGTTGGGCGGTTGATGAACATAGGATTTGAGAAAGTGTTTTTGATGTATAATCCGGGTACTTATGAAACCGCTGATGTAATTTCAACATACGTTTATAGGCGAGGGATATTATCAATGGATTACAGTTACGCAATAGCAGTTGGGTTATTTAATTCAGTGATTAATTTCGGGTTATTGATGGCTGCTAATTATGGTGCTAAACGAGTAGGGCATGGGTTATGGTAAATTTGAAAGGGGCGTTTAAAATGACAAAAAAAGAATTAAAAAAATGGTATAAAAAACAAAGCAAAAACAAGAGTACAATTAACAATTTATATAGACTGCATCAAATATTAATTAAAAATTCAACCACCGTTAATGATTTAGAAGATTTTGCAGTTTGGCAAAATGGTGTTGCCAAACATGGTAAAGAATTGCGAGATTTATTAATCGGGTTATATCAAACGGGGATTCATTCTAACGGTGTAATTAGAAAAGGGAGATATTACTATGAGTATTCTGAAGTGCTTAACTTATCAGAGGCTACAATGCGAGTTGCAAAAGGTTGTAATACTAGATTACTAAACGGGTTATGGTAAAAACTAAAACAGGGTTATTCGACATTCTGAACATATCGTTGATGGTTTTATTATTAATGATATTCGTATATCCGTTTCTGTATATGATATCTGTATCGGTGAGTGATACGTTTGCAATTGCTAGGGGTGAGGTTACGTTATATCCGATCGGGTTTCAGTTAGATGCGTATAAGATAATATTACGGAATAGTACAATATGGCGAGGATATTTCAATAGTTTTATGTATGCGGGGTTAGGTACGATATTAACGTTAGTAATTTGTTCGTTGCCTGCTTATGTGTTGATAACTAAAGAGTTTAAACCTAAAAAAACCTTTACAACCTTTTTCGTAATTACGATGTTTTTCAGTGGTGGGATAATACCGATGTTTTTAGTTATTAAGAATTTAGGGTTGTTAGATACAATCTGGGCGATAGTGATACCACCAGCTTTAAGTGCTTGGAGTTTGATATTGTTTAGAACTAATTTCAAACAGATACCGATTAGTTTAATTGAAGCTGCTAAGATAGACGGAGCAGGACATATGTGGATATACGCTAAAGTTATGGTCCCGTTATCAAAAGCTATATTTGCGGTAGTAGCTATATTTGCGTTTGTGGGATATTGGAATAGTTATTTCCCTGCGTTGATGTATTTAACTAGTGCAGATAAACAACCGTTGATGATAGTATTACGGAAATATATAGTGGTAGGGAATATGCGAGGTAGCATGGAAGGGGTGATAGGAGCAGCAACCGAACATGATGGGATAGGGTTAGAACGTGCTATTAAAATGGCAATGGCGTTATGCAGTATAATACCAGTGTTATGTATTTATCCGTTATTACAGAAACATTTTATTAGCGGGTTTATGATAGGTAGTTTGAAAGGGTAATAAGCATAATTGACAATTAGTAGTAAAAGAGTATAATACGAAGTATAAAAGGCGCTAAAAAAGAAAATAAAAAGTATGAAGGAGTCGCAAATAATGAAGAAAATGTTAAGTATAGTAATAGCTATAATGTTATTAGTATCGGTTATGGTAGGGTGTGCAACTGTTAAAGAGGTTGATACACCAACGGTAAAACCAGCGGTTAAGACCGCAGAACCGACTAAAGAAGTAGTTGATGAGGTTGAGGAAACACCAACTGTAACGTGGATGATGAGAGAATCAGGGGCGATACAATATGGTAATCCGTTAGTAGTTTATGATATGTTAGGTGCAGCGGGGAACATGGTAATTGAACCGATCATGGTACCACCTGATGTTTACATGGATAAATTATCTGTTAGAGTAGCAGGCGGGGATTTACCTGATATAATCAATATCGGGAATCAAGATTTGTTCCATGAATCATATACACCTGATTTCATGTTAGCTAAAGAGATAGGTCCTAAAGGGTTGTTAATATCATTATCTGATAATTTGGATAAGTTGCCACATTATGCGGGGTGGTTAGATAAATACGAAGAATACAAAGGAGCAATTACATCATCTGATGGTAAGATATATTTCGCTTCAACGGTTAGAAATTACAATCCAACAAGTAGTTTAGGTGGAGTTATCAGAACAGATTTAGCTGATACAACCGAGTTTGCAACGTTTGATGATTTGTATAATACACTTGAGAAAATGCAAGCTAATGCAGATACACCAATATGGACTAATAGAAACGGTATATTAGATCTGAACTTATTATCGTATAGTTTCGGAACATCATTGATAGAGTTCCCATATTACGATCAATACGCTAAAGTGTTTGTTAATCCGGTAGCAACTGATAATTATAAAGATGCGATATTGTTTTTCAAGAAGTTAGTTGATGCAGGAATATTAACACCTGAATGGTCCGCTTATCCTGAACCACAATGGTATGCAGATGCTAAGATAGGCGATTGTCAGTTCTGGGTTGATAATATGATGAACGCACCAACTCATAATAATGGGTTGAAAGAGAACGGTATTAACGGACAATTTGAAGCGTTTGTACCACCAAGTTATAACGGTAAGTTTTATGGTTGGGCGGGTAAATCTAGATTCAGTACAACGGGATCAGTTGTATCTGCTAAGACCGAATCATTAGATAATATATTAGCTATGTTAGATTGGACGTATGATAAACAAGCAAGTCATGATTTATTATATTGGGGTGTTGAAGGTATCACCACTAAACAACTAGCAAGTGGCGAATTTGGAAATACATCAGTAGGCGTGCAAAAGACAGATGCGTTCAAAACTCTAATAAATGAAATGTACGGAATAGGCGAAAACTCGAACTGGGTTAAAGTGTTTACCGATGTACAATACTACAATGATAGATGGTTTGATGGTGCTAGGTTATGGGCTCCAGCGGGTAAAGTGTATGGTGATAATGTTTATACATATGCGATACCAGCAGTAGTGTTGAATGAAGCTGATAACGAAACTAAGAAAGAAATAATGACACCGTTAGATACTTTCATAAAAGAGAACGTTACTAATTTCATAAACGGTAAAAAGAGCATGGATGAGTTTAATGCGTTTGTATTGAAAGTTAATGATATGGGAGCAGAAACGTTAGTTGATATGTACAATAAATAATAAAACATAACAGGGGAGTTTGACTGGCAAAACGGTCATTCTCCCACTTTACAAATAAAAGGATGTGTGGGTAATGGCAGGAGCACCAACGAAATATAAAATAGAATATAATAAGTTAGCTTATAAATATTGTTTGTTGGGTGCTACTGATAAACAATTAGGCGATAATTTCGATGTGGATGAGTCAACTATTAATAATTGGAAGATTGCTCATCCTGAATTTTTAGAGTCCATAAAAAGAGGTAAGACAATAGCTGATGCTGAAATAGCAGAAAGTTTGTATCATAGGGCTAAAGGATATGAACATCCAGAAGATAAGATATTCAATAATAATGGTGAAGAAATGATAGTAGAAACTATTAAACATTATCCACCAGATACCGGGGCGGTTGCTTTTTGGTTGAAAAATAGACAACCTGAATTGTGGAGGGATAAACAAACGATTGAACAGATAGGCGATACAAAAATTACAGTTGAAGTAATTGACGAAGATGACGATTGATTTAAAAATTAAAAGTAAAGTGTTTAATAAATGTTATATACCATATTTGAACGATGAAACGCCAACACAGATATATTACGGTGGTAGTGCATCCGGTAAATCCGTGTTTGTTGCTCAAAGGTGTATTATGGATATGGCATCAGGCGGGCATAATTATTTATGTGTTAGGAACGTGCAGAAGACGATTCATAATAGTATGTTCAACGAGATTTGTAAAACTATAACTAGATTCGGGTTAATCAAGTATTTCAAGATTAATAAATCCGATATGAAAATAACGTGTGATAATGGGTTCCAGATATTGTTTGTTGGGTTAGATGATGTTGAGAAGGTAAAGAGTATAACACCGATAAAAGGCGTATTAACTGACATATGGATTGAAGAAGCTACCGAGGTATTACAGAACGATGTTCGGCAGTTACAACGTAGGTTAAGAGGTAAATCTAAAGTACATAAACGGTTGATGATGAGTTTCAACCCGATATTAAAAAGCCATTGGATATTTACTGAATATTTCGGTAAATGGGATGATGAGAAAACATCTTATACTGATGATAAAGTTAGTATTATGAAAACAACTTATAAAGATAATCTCCGTTTTTTAGATGATGGGGATATTGCGTTATTAGAAGATGAAACAGACGAGTATTATCATGAAGTTTATACGCTGGGTAATTGGGGCGTGCTAGGTAATGTAATATTCAAGAACTGGTCAATGCAAGATTTAACCGAGGTTCGCAAGACTTTTGAAACGTTCAGGAACGGTATGGATTTCGGGTTTGCTGAACCAGCTGCTATTGTCAGAGGTCATTATGATAAGAACATTAAAACGTTGTATATCTTAGACGAGGTTTACGAACGTGAACTATCTAACGAAGATTTATACACAGAGGGTACTAAGCTGTTTGGTAAAGAATATGTGGTATGTGATAGTGCAGAACCAAAGAGTATTTCCAAGTTACGGACATTAGGTATGAACGCCTTGAAAGCTAAAAAAGGGAAAGATAGCGTTAATTTTGGGGTAGAATGGTTACGAGGATTGAACATTGTTATCGATACTAAATGTCAGAACGCAAAGAACGAGTTTCAACAATATAAATATCGAGAAGATAAAGACGGGAATGTATTACGTGATCCAGTTGATAAGTTCAACCATCTAATTGATGCGTTACGATATGCGTATGAAGATGAGATGGAAAACCGAAGGATGACGGCTGCCAAGTCGTTTATGTAAATAAATAAGGAGTAGATTAAATGTTAAACATGGAATGGGTGAACGCAACTATTAAGAGTCAGGGTGAGAGTGTAATACCGCAGATTATCGATGATTTAATTAACGATCATGCACGAATGAAAAGTAAGATGATATCTAATCATAAACGATATCAAGCAAGCATTGATCCTGATGGTGTACCTATATTCAGTAGGACATTTGACGATACATCTAAGATTAACCGACAAGATAACAATGCGTTTGATGTTGATATAATTGACGTTAAATTAGGGTATCTGTTAGGTAACCCGATTATATATCAGTTAGATAAAGAGAATTATACGAACAAAGCGGGCGATGTTGATGAATCTGCGTATGACCTTGATATGTCGGTTATTAATGAATTCAACACTCGAAATAACGTTGAGGATTTAGACGGTGAAACCGAGAAGATGGCATCTATCTGCGGATATGGTGCTAGATTACTATACATTGATACCGATGCTAAAGAACGTGCTATGAACGTTAAACCGTGGGAATGTATATTTATAACTGATGGTAGTACTACCGAAGCACAATACGCATTGAGATATTATGATATTATCATTGATGAAAAACCATTTGTTTATGTTGAATGGTACGATAATAAAAACATAACGTTTTATATATCTGATATGTCAGATGATAAGAACGCAGATAGAACGTTTAAGATATATGGTGAGAAAGAAGCTATATCACATATGTTTAACGGTGTTCCATTAATACAATTTAAAAACAACGAAGAAAATCAAGGTGATTGTGATAAAGTTTATAAGTTGATAGATGATTACGATGCAACGTTATCAGACGTAGCAAGCGAGATTGAACAATTTCGGTTAGCTTATATGGCGTTTTATGGTATGGTACCGGATGCACAAGCTATCAGCGATGCTAAGAAAACGGGTGCGTTTGGTATGCCTGATACTGATGCTAGGATTGAGTTTATTACTAAAGATTTGAACGATGATATAGTCGAACATCATCTAGACAGGTTGGAAGATAACATTTATAGGTTCGCTAAATCTGTTAATTTTAATGATGAGGTATTTGGTGGGAACGTATCAGGTATTGCGATGAAATTCAAGATGTTTAGTTTAGAATCTAAATGTATCATATCTGAACGGAAATTTAACGCAGGGTTAATGACACAATACAAAATATTAAGTTCAGCTTGGAGTATCAAAGGTACTACTATTGATTATCTGATGATAAATTATATATGGACTAGAAACTTCCCGTTGAATTTATTAGACGAAGCTAAGACAGCACAATTAATGAAAGGCATCTTCCCTGATGAACTGTTATATAGTTTAATGAGTTTCGTTGATGATCCACAAAAGGTAATTGCTCAAATGGCAGAACAGAACGAAAACATGATTGATATGAACGAACCACTTGAGTTGGAAGATGATGTATAATGTCAATATTAACCGATATCCAAGATGCAGATAAAGCTTCAGCTAAAACGTTAACTACTATTGAACGTAATTTAAAAAACAACTACAAACAATCTTATGCAACTGTTAAGAGTGCGTATGCTGATGTATATGAACAATATGAAACCAAAGGCACGCTAACATATGCGGAGATGCAGAAGTACGATAGACTTAAGAAATCGCAGGTTGAGATTAACAAAGAACTTAGTAGTTTATACGGGCAGAACCATAAAACGCTTACAGGCGGACTAGAGGGTTCATACAGCGAAGAGTATTTTCGGACAGGGTATGCTATTGAGAAAGATTTACAATCTAAATTATCTTATGTACCGATTGATAAAGCTAGGATTACAGCAGCTATACAAAACCCGATTGATGGGTTGACGTTAGATGAACGGTTTATACGAGATCGGGCGGTTATGATTAGTCAGACTAACCAAGCTATAACTAGGGCGTTAATAAACGGTCAAAGTTATGGTAAGACTATGCGAGATATTAAGAAAGTATATAATGGAGATGCAGGTAAATCAATCCGGATAGCACAAACTGAAACGCATAGGATTAATAACATCGGTAGGTTTGATAGCATGAAACATGCTGATGATTTGGGGGTAAAAACTGAAAAAGTATGGGATGCTACATTAGATGCAAGAACACGATCCGCTCATCAAAGTTTAGACGGTGTAGCGATTGGAATAAAAGAGGAATTCCACTCAAGTTCAGGCGGTGTAGGTTTAATGCCCGGTTCTTTAGGAACAGCGGCAGACGATATTAATTGTAGGTGTACTACGAGAGTAGACATTGACGGAGTTCGACCTTCGTTCCGTAGAGCAAGGGGAGCGGATGGCACTAGCGAGGTTGTACCATATAAAACATATAATCAATGGGCGGATGCTCATAATATATAGTAACTTGAAAGGAGCGATACGATAATGGCGCTAATTAAAAAAATAATTACAATATCATTTGACGAAAACGATACTGTACAGGCTAAAGATAACCTGAAAGCTACATTTGAAAGTCAAGGATATACGCTTGTGCATGAGGTAACAGATCAAAAAACCAAACGACCTAAGGAATGGTTATTAGTGGGAGATGTTCAGTTTGGTACATTTGAAACTGCAAAACCGCAGAACTTCGGGGTAGGACAACCGCCAAAGAATAACGTTATGGAATTCGATCCGAGCGGTGGTATGAAATGAGAATAGCAGCGTTAATTCAAGCTAAAGGAACCAGCAACCGAGTACCTAACAAGAACAGACGAATGGTAGCGGGGAAAACGTTAGTTGAATGGGCGATTGATATTGGCATACAATCCAAACATATTGATGCGGTTTATGTTAGTACTGAATGCGATATTATAAAAGGTCTAGCAGACCAAGCAGGGGCGTATGTAATAGATAGACCGTATGTATTAGCATTACCGCACGCATATGGTGGAGCAGTACAATCTCATGCGTTAAAGGAAATGTTAAAACACGATAAATATGATTATGTAATTAATTTATGGTGTACATCTCCATTAGTACAAACGTGGCAAGTAGACGATGCAATTGAGAAATTCGTAAATCAAAAATATACTAAGTCTTTAACATCTGTTACGAAAGTTAAATCAACTGAATTGGTACACATTCAATATGTAGATATTAGGATGCAACGGTTGATAAGTCCGTTTGGATTAAGTGGTATGCCTGAACATATGACCATGATGGAACCAACAGTCAGGACAAACGGAGCGTTCACAATATACAACCCTAACATAATTGATTACGATAGTTTACCAGAGATAACCAAAGATATGTCATTGGAGATTATGGATGCGATGTATTCAGGTGCTTGTGCGATATATCAAGAAGATATCAATTTTAGATATGGATATGTAATTGACGAGATATCAGCATGGGATATTGATACCGAAGATGATATGTTACTAGCGGAATACTTTTTGAACAGACGAAAGGGATTAAATAAATGATAGATGATAAAAAGATAGATAAAAGAACAAAGGCATATAAAGCTATGAGCGAAGCTGAAAAAAGACAAATTTCTGCCGATCAAATGAGAGAAGCTTGCGATAACTCATATCAATTTACTACAGAAGAACTCGATAAACAATTAAACGTGGGTATAGGCGATAAAGGCAGGAAATATATACTTGAACAATTAAATAATAGGATTAAAATCGAGGAAGTAAAAAAGGCTGATACTGTAACAAGACAAGCTACGGTTGACTCAATTACGAATAGTACGCTTAAAGAAATAGCCGATGAAAACGCTAACTATATGCGTACAATAGCTGTAAAAGGTATGCCTAAAACACCTGAACAACACCGTCAAGATATAGCCGATAAATTCGATGGGTTTGAAGATGCTGATGCGTTAGAGATTGTACATACAAAGGCTAGGAAAACGATTGCTGAATGTGAAGCTAAACTACGCAAGACTAAAGTTAAAAAGGTAGCTATAGTAGGAACTGCTATGACACATCAATTTGCACCATATGACGATCCAAGTTGGGAGATATGGGGATTGAACGACCATTGGAACAATCATCCTAGAGCAACACGATGGTTTGAATGTAATAATGAAGCGTGCAGGAAAACCAAAGTTCCGCATAAACCCGAAATGAAAAGGATAGATTGGTTAGTAAAATGCCCGTACCCGGTTTATATGCAAGAACATTACGATGATATACCGATGAGCATAAAATATCCGTGGGATGAAGTTAATGCGATGATAGGCGAGTTAGATCCTAGCGGTATAGGGTATTTCACTAATTCAGTGAGTTACATGATAGCATTAGCGATATTTGAAGGGTTTGACGAAATTAGTTTGTATGGTGTTGATATGGCGGTTGGTGGCGAATACGAGAAACAAAGACCAAGTTGCGAGTTCTTCGTTGGTATTGCTAAAGGTCGAGGAATTAAGATGTATATTCCAACGCAATCTGATTTATTGAAATGCATGGATGCTTATGGGCGTAGCACAAAGATGGAACCGTTTGTAGCTAAGATGTTAGATCGTAAAACGTTCCAAAAAGGTCAAGTTGATGCTATTAACAAAGAGATACAGAAAGCACAAGATAACATCCAACGTATGACAGCTACTAAGTTTCAATATCAAGGTTCGTTAGCTGATATCGACCAGACGTTAAAAGTATGGGGGCAGATGTAATGAAAATGCACACATCCCAGAAATGTAAGTTTTGCGGTAGGTTTCTGTATAACGCTGATGTGGATTTACCGTTTGAAATTAAATCGACAGGAGCGGTTATTATGACTATCAAACTAGACATTAATTGCGGGCATTGCCATAAAGCAAACGTGTACCCTGTACATATGGGATCAGCGGAAACAATTAGAATTGACAAATAAGCAACATAATGGTATAATAACGATAATTAAATAAATATTATAAATAGGCGCCATTTGGAGCGTTTTCCTAAATAGGGAGAACGTTCTTTATTTTTGGAAAAAACTAATACTGTAAGGCTAGTACTTACAGGATAAATAAGGAGATATAATCATGGAACTAAAAGAAGTTCAAAAGTATTTGAAGGACAATGCAGGGGCTGAAGATGTTAAAGATTACGTTAGGGGTTTTATAACACCTGATGAAGTTAAAAACTTTCTAAGTTCAGATGCAGGAACTAAGATTATGCAACCTTTAATTGACAGTAATTTTACTAAAGGTTTGGAAACGTGGAAGACTAATAACCTGAAAAAGTTAACTGATATTGAGGTTGAACGTGAAATCAATGAACGATATCCAGCCGAAACCGCAACCGAGAAAAGACTGAAAAGCATGGAATCGGATTTGAATAGCGAGAAAAAGAAAAGAATAAAAGCCGAACTTAAAACAACCGCTTTAGCCGAAGCAACCAAAGAAGGATTACCGACTAATTTGGTAGATTTCTTTATTGGTGAAGATGAGGATAGCACAAAAGCAGGGATGGCAGAGTTCAAAACAACATGGAACGCTTCACTAGGGAAAGCAGTTGAAGGTAAGTTCAAAGATGGTGGCAGGAATCCTAATAACACCACTCAAAAAAATACATCGCAAGATGGGTTATATACAGTGGATGAAGTTAAGAAAATGTCGCAATCTGAAGTATTAAAGAACTTAGACAAAATAACAAAATCACAAGCAACATGGAAATAAAAAATAAAATAAAATAGGTAGGTGAATTTAAAAATGGCATTACAAAATTTTATTCCAACATTATGGAGTGCGCATATATTAAATACGTTTAAGACATCGCACGTATTAGCATCTTTGTGTAATAGAAATTATGAGGGAGAAATAAGCGGTCAAGGCGATACAGTTAAAATAAATTCAATCGGTGATATAACAGTTGCTAATTATGTTAAGAATAGCACTAGTATTACACCTGAAGAATTACAAAGCGCACAAACCGTACTAAACATTGATCAAGCTAAGTATTTCGCATTTAAAGTTGATGATGTTGATAAAGTTCAAATGAACGTATCAGTTATGAGCGAAGCAATGAGCATAGCGGCTTATCAAATGTCAGATGCAGTTGATGTAGCAATTGGATTGTTATATGATCAAGCAGCTAACACCGTAACAGATGCATCGTTTGATTCAGCATTAGCATTAGATACTATAGCGTTAGCAAATCAATATCTGAACGAAGCCGGAGTACCAAAAGCAGGTAGATGGTTAGTATTACCACCTTGGGCTATTACTAAATTAGTATTATCCAAGATATTAAATACTGAAGGTTCAGTATCAGCAGAAGGCGAATATGCAAACGGATTTGTAGGTCGTATAATGGGCTTTAATGTTTATGAATCTAACGGTTTATATCAAACAGGAACAGCACCTGATTATACAACTTACGCAATGGCAGGCGTACCACAAGCAATAACATATGCTGAACAACTCGTTGAAGTTGAAGCATATAGACCTGAAAGCGGTTTCTCAGATGCAGTTAAGGGATTACACGTATACGGTTACAAAGTAGTTCAACCTAAAGGATTAGTTCAACTAGCGTTGACTTATTCAGCTGAAACAACTTAAAAATAATTTAAATTAATAAAGGAGTGAATATAAATGGCAGCTATAACACCAGCTAAAATGGTAAGAGATAGTGAAGTAGTTTTCTCGCCTACAGCGTTTACGACTACAATAGTAACTTATACTTTCGATCAACCGATAGACGATAAGTTCTTCCTGTATGTTGAATTGAACAGTACAACTAGTGGCGATGATGCTATATTTACAATAGCAGCAGGCTCAACAAAAATGGCTTGGAGAAAAGATCTAGGAGCATTAACAGTTACGTTAACATCAACCGGCACTGTAACTTATAGAAAATTAATCGGACCTCTTGAATCATCAAGATTTATGCAAAGTACAGGGAACATATCAGTAGCACTAAGTTCGAGTGGATCAGGTATAGCAGGATTTATTGGCGTAGCAAAAATGCCTTATGTAGAATATAGCGCATAAAAAAAGGAGTAGAATTATGATAGCAACTTTAGCAGAAATTAAAACGTTATTAGCAATCACAGGATCGACTCAAGATGATTTAATTAACATTAATATCCCGATTATCGAAGATGATATTAGGGAATATTGTAACAATGGGTTTCGTAGTGCTAGGGTTTTAATTTCCACTGGTGATATTAATTTTACTCGAAATTCAACAAGTGCTGATACGATTACATATGATGGAACAGGCGATGGATTCGTTGAATCTAATTTCAAAACAGATAATACCGTACAAATACAGAACTCATTTAATAATGATGGGTTTTTCGACATTGAAACCGTTACTAGTACGGTATTGACTTTATATAGCAGTACTTCAAGACCTTATTTTGATAACCTAGTAACCGAAGATGAAGCAGCTTATGTACAGATAAATCAAGTTGATTATCCAAACGCACTGAAAAGTGCAATGGCTCAGATGGTGAAATATAAGTTATCGAATTACGATTATGCAGTAGCATCCGAAAGTGTATCTAGGTATAGTGTAACTTACAAAGGTGATATGGAAATGGCAGAAGGTTATCCTAAAGCTATTATTAAAAGCCTGAATAAATGGCGGAACGTGGCGTTTGTATGAGTATTCAAGATTATTATACAAACACGTTTACGGTAGAAGAAGAAACCACAGGACAATCTGCGATAGGTTCATACAACCCAACATGGAGTACTAAAGCTACTTTCACAGGGTGGATGGATTATCTAACAGGGCAAGACACTTTGGTAGGAGCGCAATATATCGACAAAGCAACTCATGTAATTGGATGTTCGTCAACTAATAGTTGGATTAAAAACAAACATAGAATCAAAGATAGTAATAGCGAATATTACCGAGTGTTACACGATGATGATCCTGTATTACGACAACATCATATTGAGATATTATTAGAGTATAATAAGTCGGATAATCTATCAACTTAGGAGGTACGTTATGGCAGTTGAATATAAGGATAATTGGAACGAAGCTATGAAACTAATCGAGAAATACGAAATTGATGTATTAACAGCTATAGGGTTGTTTGTAGATGGTAGGGCGGCAGCATTAGCACCTAAAGGGCAATACACTGGTGGCAAGGTAGGCGGTAATCTACAATCCAGCATACGGTTTCTAGTTGATGCTAAGAATAAGATAGCTATAGTAGGAACAAATGTAGATTATGCGGTTTTTGTTGAAAAAGGTACGGGGATTTATGCAGCTGATGGCGATGGCAGAAAAACAGCGTGGTTGTATATCGATGATATGGGTATAGGGCACGTAACAAAAGGTATGGAACCACAACCGTTCTTGACACCAGCAGCCGAAGATAATATCAGCGAAATAAAAAACATTATAAAGAAGGTGAAATTCGGACATGGCATTAGTTAGTTTTTTAGCAAACGTAACAAATAAAATTAAAGCATTATATAGCGGTGGTCGGGTTTATTACGGAGATGTTATTGATCCTAAAACTAAATTACCGTATGTGAGTTGGGTATATAGATCGACTAGCGAGATTGAAACCGTTGAAGATTTTATTATTGAAGTTGATATAACCGATAATGGATTTGATGCAACACGGATAGAAGGGTTAGTTGATTCACTTGACGGAGATGGAGATAACACCAGTCCGACAGGATTAAATCGGTGGGATAGTGGGGCAGGCGGTACACCAGCGTTCAAAATGTATCGGTTAAGTAGAAACCTATTACCCGCAGCCGATGAACAGATATTAAGAAGACAATTAAGATACCGATGTAGGGTATATAGTTTATAAAAAAAAGGGAGTGAAATAAATGGCATCACCAAGTGATATTTTATTAGGAGATGGAATATTTAGTTTCGGGGAAGCGTTAACAACTTCAACATTAACTGATATTGCAGTTACCCGGGGTGGCGGTAACTTTAACGTTACTAACACTTACAGAAAACAAGAAGCAGACGGAGATAGAGGATTTGTAAAAGGTAGAATCGCAATTGACGAACAAGTAGCAACTTTAACGGTTAGAGCGTTAGAAATGTTACCAGCTAACGTTAATGATTTCTATCCGGCTATGAACAGTTCAGCAGGAGCAGCGGTAACCACCATAACGGGATTGTTAGCAGTTGCAGACGGTGATTATAAGAAAATTAAATGGACTGGTAAAACTAAAGGCGGTAATGCGGTTAACATAACGGTTGATAACGCAATTAACATGGATCCATTAAACTGGGATTTACTTGACAAAGATGAGGTTGTACCTGAACTGGTATTTACAGCCACATCATTAGAAGCAACTACATCAACACCTAGTTGGACGGTTGAATTTGCAACTACTTAGATAATTAATGGAGGGTTAGAACAATGGCAGATATGAGATTAAAAGGTAAACATATTAAGATGATAAGCAAGATGATATTTAAAATGGATATCAAAGTTGAAGTGTCGAAAGATATGTCGCAAATGGCGTTTGGTTTTGCAATGGTAATTGAGATAGTTAAAAGGATTTATTTAGCCGATAAAGAGTTAAACGAATTACTAGGCGATATATTAGATGTACCAGCCAAAGAAATTGATGACATGGCACTCGAAGAAATTGCAGGAGCGTTGAGAACCGTTGTTGTATCAATGATAAATTTTATCAATCCTCCCAAAGAGGAGAAATAAGATATCCTGAAATATTGCATTTATTGGCAACTACATACCTAGATATTAAATATTTAATGGATATGGATTTTGGTGAATGTTTAGAGTTGTTTCGGGAGGCGATAGAGTTAAGACAAGAACGTAGACAATGGGAGTTATATTGTTCTGCATATCCGCATTATACACAAGAGAACTTTAAAACTTTTGAACAGTTTTATCAGAAACCTAATACTATTATAAATGTCAAATCGACAAAATCAGTTATAGATGAAGTTGCTGAAATGCGTGAGAAACATGGGTGGATATAATGAAAAATATAGTTAACAATAAACTAAACCGAATAATAAACTATGACATTCAAAATACTAATTTTGGGTGTCTTTACTGTATAAATATACAGTCTAAAGGTAGGTGTTTAACATGGCTATGACAGGTGGCGGATTTGAAGCGTTTAAACTGTTTGGTTCAATAGGACTAAAAGGCGGCGATCAGGTCGATAAACAACTTGATGGACTACAGACGAAAACAGGCGGATTAAGTAAGTTCATGAGTGGTATTGGTACTGGTGTCGGTAAAATATTCAAAACCATTGGTAAAGCAGCCGTAATAGGTGGGGCAGCAGTAGTTGGATTTGCAGCGATATCGGTTAAACAATTCGCATCATTTGAAAAAGGCATGAATGAAGTCTTTACATTGTTACCGGGCATATCAAGTGAAGCAATGAAGAAGATGGAAGGTCAAGTTTTAGATTTTTCTAAAAAGTTCGGAGTATTACCTGACGAAGTTGTACCATCTTTATATAGTGCATTATCGGCAGGCATACCCGAAGATAATGTTTTTTCGTTCATGGAAACTGCTCAAAAGTTAGCTAAAGGCGGTGTTACAGAACTAGAAACATCAGTTGATGGATTAACAAGCGTAGTTAATGCGTATGGTGCGGAAAATATCGATGCTGCCGATGCTTCAGATTTAATGTTTACCGCAGTTAAAAAAGGTAAAACTACAATTGACGAAATAGCATCTAGCATATTTAATGTTGCACCAATAGCGGCTAATTTAGGTGTTGAATTTGGCGAAGTTACAGCAGCAGTAGCAACATTAACAGCAACAGGAACACCAACATCAGTTGTTATGACACAATTAAAAGGTGCGTTTACAGAGTTAGGCAAAGAGGGTTCCGCAGCATTTAAGAATTTTGAAAAAGCAAATGGCGAAACGTTCCCAGACTTTATTGAAAATGGCGGTAAAATCGAAGATGGATTAATGGCAATGTCAGATATGGCAGAAGATAATGACACAAGTGTTACTAATATGTTTGGTTCAATTGAAGCAGGACAAGCGATATTGGGCTTAACAGCTAATGACGGTGCGGCGTTTATTGAGAATTTAGAAGCTATGGAAAACAGCGCAGGGGCAACCGATGAAGCATTTGAAACAATGGATACAGGGATTGCATCTGCGTTTGATAGAATAAAGGCTAATGTAGCGGCTACATCGATTGAATTTGGCGATAAGATGGCACCAACAATTGAAAAGGCTATTAACGGTTCAATTGATTTAATTAACAAAATCAAAGATACAGTATCGGCTTGGTTTGAAAACAATAAGCCTAAGATTGATGAGATAAAAGAAAAGTTTAGTGAAGCGTTTACAAAAATAAAAGAAGCTATTCAACCGATAATTGATAAGTTTAAAGAGAGTACAGAAGGTACGGACTTCCTAACACTTGCTATGGATGGAGTGGCAACAGCGGTTGGTTTCTTTGCGGATTTATTAAACGGGTTGGTAGATATAATTATAACAGTGGTTGATTGGATTAAAGAACATGAAACACTTGTTAAAGTATTGGCAACAGCATTTGGAATAATAGCAGCAGCCATATTAATTTATAATATAGTAATGGGAGTTGCAACAGCAGTAACAGGAGCATTTGCAACTGTTATGGCGGTTTTAACTTCACCAATAACGTTAATCGTGTTAGCGATAGCCGCATTGATAGCAATCGGTGTATTGCTATATAAAAACTGGGATAAGATAAAAGAATGGGCAATTAGAGTTTGGGGCAAAATATCTGAATGGTTTGGCGAAGTATGGGAGAAGATAAAAGGGTTTTTCACTAAAGCATGGGATTTCATAAAAGATTTGTTTTTTAAGTATGTACCATTAGGCATAATAATTAAAAACTGGGATTCAATCATCGGTTGGTTCAGTGATATGTGGGAAGATATAAAAGGGTTTTTCACCGCAGCTTGGGAGTTCATTAAAGGCGTGTTTAGTACAGTTGGTGAGTTCTTCAGTGGCATTTGGGAAAACATTAAAGCTGCGTTTAGTGCAGTTGGAACGTTTTTTACTGATATATTCAAACAAGGTTGGGAAAACATTAAAAGCAATTTTAATAAAGTTGGAACATTTTTCAGCGGTATTTGGGATACAATAAAAGAAAAGTTTAGTGCAGTTGGAACGTTTTTTACTGATATATTTAAACAAGGTTGGGAGAATATTAAAAGTAATTTTAGTGCAGTTGGTGAGTTTTTCAGCGGGATTT